CCCCACAATTCTACAATGCAGACTAGGAGCGTTAAGTACATATTTTTGCCCTGTACTTTTGTTGTTACACTCCTAAGAATCTCTGTGGCATCTTGTATGTTGTACCACATTCTAACATGATGTTAACATTATCATAATCATTTGATGTTAGTCTTGTCCGCATTGGTCCGCTAGTGTTGAATCTTTTATCCTCAGCTGCTGTGAGCGAGACGTGATTACTGCTGTAATACGTGATGCAATCTTCAACTTTTGAAATTGAACCTAAAAAACACATAGCTAGTTCTACTTTAATGCTCTCATTATTAAATTCGATATTGTAACCTGAATTTTTGAAAGCCATCGCATGCATTGGATTGATTTCATCTAAAATTTCGTATTTTACTCTACGTTTGCACTTACTGATATTCATTAGAAATTTACTAATTTCATTAAAAACGGGCATACCACAATAAATTTGTTTATACATGTAACCCAAACTATAATAATATTCACCTTTGCAATGGTTAAACTTAGTCTTTCTAAATATCCCAATATTTTTCATTAGCTTGACTAAATTCTGTACATATATAAATTTGCCTGGTTGATATTGTATAAATTTACCAGAGCAATACTCAAAATCGTGGTAATCATATCTCTTTATAATCTTGGCATCGAAACCAAAATTTTTGAAAGTGTCAATGAATTCCTTATCCTCATTAAAACCCATCCCGTTGTCATCACCGTCACACATAAAATCACCATCCACTTTGTTAATTCTTATAAAATATTTGCAAGCCACATACGTCAACAATGTGTTAAACAACCCAGTGTCCATGTCGCCCGATCCACGGCAACCCCAAAAAGAAAAGTAAACACCATTATAGGTGAAACCCCTCTTTTCCATCTTAGACTTAAATATTAATTCAATAAAATCATAGTCCTCCTGCGGTAGTAATCTTTTCCATAAGCCTAACTCGACATCTTTTAGTAACTCAATTCTTTGTGTCGATTCATATTTTGAAAAATCACACTCTAACATGATCTTATTCAATACTCTGTCATAAAATTGTTGACCTCTCTGTAGAAAATTTTTTCCTTTACTTATTTGTGGTAAATGTAGCATTGCTTCCTCTAAAGGTGTTGTAAATTGTCCATACAACAAATTAAATTTGGTGTTCCTGCCCATGATCATTCTCGGTGGTTTGTCTTCGTCGTAAATTTCGTTTTTAATAAATGCATTAATATCATTATCCTTCCAGATGTTAAAACCATTTTTCAATACTCGTTTACATGCGTCATCATAACGACCTAATAATTTGCCTTTCTTATGTTGCATAAATTCAGATAGTGAAATCCTGCCTTTAAAATGCGGCTTCAAATCATTAGCCAATTCATCAAGAATTTCCATTAAAATATCTTTATCGATATTGTATTCATTATCAGATTCTTTTAAATATCGATTATGTAAACCTACGATGTCATTGCATGTACAATTATTCATTATTAATGACTCATTCTTGATCGGTGAATCAAAAATGATTGGATAACTGATTGTTCCGCTGCAAGGTTTTGCATTTTTACTATCGACTTTTGCAAATTTCCAAGCTGCTGTTGTTTTTAATGTTGTTCCAGCTTGGCATAGTGTCGTTATGGTACTTGTGGGGTAGCTTAAAAGTTTAAATTTGACTTATGCGAGTGGTGTGCATAAGCCAAACCTAAAAGACCTAATGGCAAAAGTCTCAAATTGGTAGTTAATGAAACCTTTGATGATAGATACATAGCACCAAGAAGCCCGCCAACTCCTATCAATGTTGGTATTATGCTACGTTTCTGTTCATTAGGATTTTGGTGGCTAAGTAATAATACAGAATCGGTTTCGTCTGTAACTTTTTGTATTGTCAATAAATAGCGATTTATAAAAACATTACTAGCCTTGGAGTAGTCAATTTTATTTTCACTCAAGTATTTTAAAGCATACTTGTGCATATGTTCTAATGTTTGGTTGCGACTACTATACCTGGTATCCTTATGTATTAATAAATATTTATACAAACCAGGTAATATATCTTTATCAGAAAACAACCGCAGACTATTTTTTAAGCCTAATAGTCCACTAGCAAAATGGTTGTTTAATGTGGAAAAATTAAAACTTGAACTACTGTAACCCAGAACTTGATTGATCAAGTTTGGTTCGAACTTAACAATAGTAGCGTCAGCATTTGTTGGATTTAACTCAGTTTTAAGTTCAGTGGTGACTTCAGGATTGTTACTCACTGATGTTTTCACTCCATTGTGTCATCACTGGCAACCTCAGGATTGTTACTCACGAAT